TATTGTCCAGTCCAGTCCAAGTGATCCCGCCACCGCTTTGGCTGACTGTGTTGGGTAATTTAGTTACACTTACCATTATTCATCATCCGCCTTATAAACCAGTTTTAACGCCTTAAAACTAACACCGTTAATCGTTTCGGTGCCATCAGTCGAAATAGTGGCCTGGTGGGTTGTCCACCCATCAGTACTATCTAGACTGGCCAGACGGCCTGTGACCACATTCCCCTTAATAATCACTTTTCCTGGGTTTGTTTTGAACTCATCACTCATAAAATATCACACCATTTTCTATCCACCGGTACGCCTACTCCGAAGCCTACCCTTCTCCATTTCTCCTTTAAGGGTGCTCATGAAAGCCCGATTCCGTATTAATTGCCTGACTACTTCACTATCATTAATAACATCCATTAAGATGGTTCTTAAATAGGCCTCATCCACACTATCCGGCACATTCCGGAAGTCCAAAGTCAAATTCAAGTTGAAATCTTCCTCTACCCTTATATCACCCGTTCCCCCATCGGGTTTGAAGTGCGGTGGTGCCGGTCCGAAACTAACACCATGACTACCACGCCATACTCCCCGTTTTTGTCTTTGGGTGGTATCGAAGATTTTCCCCCCTACAATGGCGGCCACGTGGCCGATATTACCCCACTTGCCTCGAGCCATAGATACGGGTAATCCCATAGCACTGCCTAGAGCCATTAATATTTCAGCTCCATCCCAGCAATTGAAAGCACCACGCTGAAGAGCTTCAAGGTTACTATATCGTCCGTTATAGTAGAAATCATAAGAGGTAGGGCCTATTAATCTTTCAGCCACGGCCTCAAAGAGTTTTAGGTTGCCGTATAATGGGTTATCTGTGTTAAGGAAGTCCCTGACAAACAAACCCCTAATATCGGGCATGATTACTGGGTAACCATTCACGGTATTGTTGATTTTCTTAGTGTTCGGAGCACTATAATTCCATCCCCCCGCATAACAGTCCGTGCAAGGGGATTCAAGGAATCTGAAACCATCCAAGATTCTTTCAGGGGTTAAACCAGGGCCAGCTGCCTTAAATGAAGCACTACTTCCTTTCCGACTAGGCCTTGGCCCTGCAAACCAACTAGTGGGATTAATTAATTTACCATAGAATGTTTTAATATTCAGTGACAAACTAGCGATTTGGCCACTGCTACCGCTCCGTATCCTCTGAGCACTACCCACAATCTGGCTTGCCATTGTGTTCCAAGCATTTGTCATATTCTTGGTTGCATTGGCGGTGGTGGTGCGCATACTACTGAGCTGGGAGGCAGTGTTACTTTTGATTTGCCTCCAACTCTCCTTATCAGTTCCAACTAATCGTTTTAGGCTGCTGCTGATGGTGTCGCCCATCTGATTAAACGCTGTTATTGCCCCTGTTTTAGTACTGTTAGCGGCTTCTATAACTTTACTGCTTTCTCTGGTGATTTCTTCTGTGTTGAAAATGTCCTTAGCTGGCATAACTGGCATATCCACATCACCCACACCAACAGGGGTTGTGATGCTCATGGCAGTTGTAGGCAGATCTAAACCCATCCCGTCCAAGCTGAATTCACTGATCACTTCCCGGCCAGCGTCAAGTATACTATTCATCCAGGATCGCATACCATCCTCTGTAACCTCCGAGAGTGGCCCTTCCTTTGGGGGTGATTTGGGGAACAGGCTGCTGACCATATCCAACGCTCCACGGAGTCCGGGTATGCTGTCAATAATTGCATTAGTAAACCGTCCTATGGCCTGTTTACCCCAATTATACATCTGACCCGGCAGGCTGGTTAGGTAGCCTCGTATGGCTTGCACTATACTACTACCCACACGTGCAGCCCGATTATAGGCCATGCCTGGTAATTGGGAGAGATAACCAAGGAATTGCATGAATAGCGTCCAAGCCCGACCCGGTAACTGGCTAAGCCACTGTATGAAACCATCCAGTATTCCTTTACCTGCCTCAAATGCTTTCCTTATGAGGTCGGCGGTGAATTTGCCAACACCATTCACCATAGCAAGGAACAGAGTGGTTAATAACTTAGCGAATTCGTCCCACACCAATCCCATGAACTCCGTGGCCGTGATATTACCCGCCACAAGGTCAGATAATATGATGATGAAATTGGAGATGAAATCAATCACACCAACAATACTAGCACTGAGTGTTTGCCATACTGCAGTGAATGCACCACCCAACAGATCCCAAAGTATGGTGAATATAATGATTAGATTATCAATATGTGGTTTAAGGTAGCCTCCAATGATTTCTGCTAACTTGGCAAAGGCTCCCCAAACCACACCAGCAACATAGGCTATCGCACCTAATATTACGTTGGCTTCAGCTCCTTTCTGGTTAAGCCAACCACCAAACACTTTTTGCAAAGCACCCCAAAGTTTGCCTAATGCGGATATAATTGGTGACATTGCACTGGTGATGGCATTCCAGGCACTCATTAACGGCCCATGAATAACACCAGCAAGGTATACAAGTCCGTCCCAGACCCAGCCAATTGCTCCAGCTAGGGCGTTCCAAGCACCCAACAGAGCACCATAGATATAGCCGCCTACTTGTTTCAATCCATCGAATAACCAGTTAAGAGCATTCCTTACACTTTCATTCGTATTGTACAGGTGCCATAGTATAGCCACTAATGCTACGACTGCTATAACAACCCATGTGATCGGATTTGAAAGTAGGGCTACTGCTAGTGCCCAAGCAGCACTGGCGGCACTGTACAGACTGGCGGTTAAACCTATATTCGCCACGGTTGCAGTGGCCTTTGCACTGGCATCAGCATAACTGGCTCCGGTGGTGGCCATTATAGCTGCAGTGTTCAACCACCTGGCCGCTGTATTCGCCACAGTAACCGCAGTAGTCGCACCCTCCGCAGTCTTTACAAGTCCAATAAACATTAATAATGATTTGAAACTTCCAATAACACTACCCAACACAGGTAATGCTATTGCAAATCCAGAAATACCCGCACCAATTGCAATTATCCCAGCGGTTAGGCCGGGGAATTTCTCAACCAATCCAATGAACGCTTCTGCAGCCCACCTAATATAAGGAACAAACATGTTTCCAATGGTTAGGCCGGCAGTACGGAATTTCTTCTTAACAATCTCAAGTTTAGCAGTGGTACTACCCATTACCCCTGACAAGTTAATATTATCATCTATAACCTTATTCAATGCCTTATTATATCCTTCTACATCGTCTTTAGCACCACTCCAACCCGCATTGATGAGCATGTCTTTGGTTATGCCCAAACTACGCTTGAGCATTATGAAATCACCATTTAATCCTTTAAAGGAGTTGGACATTAGGAGTTGTGCTTCGGAAACATCTTTCCCCATGAGTATAGCCAGTTGCCCTATCTTATCAACCGTGGGGGCAACTTTGGACATCTCAGCCGTGGTCATACCAGTACTGATTTTAACGTTGTTCATGGCATTACCGAGTTCGGATAAGCCCACCACTGATTCATTGGTTATTTTGTCTAATTGGTTGACAAGATTCTTACCTGCTTTTTCTGATTTGGTGGTGGCGATCATGAGAGTGGTCATCTGCTCACGTGCCAGTCCAAGTCCAATAGTTAGGTCGTATATGCTGCTCATACCAAGCATACCCACTGCAGAGGTGATTACTTGGCCCATAGCCCCGAAACTCTGGTTTATATTCTCCACTTTATTCTTCAAAGTGTCCAGGCCATTACCCAGTCCGGTGCGTATAGTATTAGCAACACTCGTAATCTTTTCTCGCACACCATCAAAACGGCTGGTGAAACTGGTTACCTTTTCCTTCGCTGTTTCCAAACCCGAAATCAGTTTACTCCCAATAGTAGTAGATTCAAGCCGTGTTTTAAGGTCACCCGCTGCCTGCTTAACCGTATTCATAGCACTATTAGCACGGTCAATACCAGAAGCCATCAGCTGACCCATACGGGTTCCAGACAGTCCCAGTTGGTCAACAGCCATCCGGCCCTTTGTCGTGCCCTGCAAATACTGCTGTTGCTTAGCACTCAACTTAGCATAGGCATTCATGCCGTTTGTGCCCATTTTGGTGAGTTCTTGGTTGAATTTCTGACTACTGCCACTGGCTTTGTTCATGGCGTTACTGGCCTTATCACCCATTCCGGTGAGTTTGCCTTGCACTTTATCAGCAACATCACTGGCTTTGTCTATTGCTTTAATGATGATTTCCATAAGTGCAGCCATTACCTATCACACCTTTTTTTTCCCTATAAAAATTAAATTAAAGTTCTACGGCCTTTTATGGGGCTGTAGATTTCTTAGTCCAAAATTCTCTTTTTATATAGTAAAGGGATTGAAAATAGTAAAGGGATTGAAAGTGGAAACCATGATCACATCTTTATATGTTCCCCGGTCATGGCTTCTAGTCCACTTTATTTATTTCTCCACTTTATTCATTTCATTATGCAAATCCATTCGCCCCTTACTCACAAAATAAGCTTGACACTTCGTCATATCAACCTGCCTTGCACAGAGATGATACCCACAATAGTCAAGCCATATTATCTCCTTAGCCTCATCAGTCTTCAGGAAATTCGTCAATCTCCTCTTTTTCAACGGTCACCCCTGACAACTCCTTCACCTTATCAAAGATTTCATCAAAGGCTGAGGATTTCATCCGTCCAATGTCTTCTTTCTTCCATTCATCACACTCAGGGTGACTGTTATTCATGGACAAATATAGTGTTTCAAGTTTGCCTTTGAGCTCTGCTTCGGCCTGTTTCTCCAAGTTGATTTTACCCTTGGTTTCCATCATACCGCCCTTCAACTTGCGTTTACCCCGTT